GCGCTTGGTGTGGCGCCAGCCGCGGGCCGGGACTAGCTCGGCGGGGTGGGGCCGGCGGCCGACTCGCCGCCACCCGCGGTCGGGTCACCCTCGGCCGGCGACGCCGGTGCGCCCGGCTCACCCGCGGTCGGCTGCGGCGGCTGGCCGGCCGGTGACTCGTCGGCGGGCGCCGGGTCCACGGCGGGCTCCAGACCGGACGGGTCCGGGGGCTGCTCGGCGGGGGGCTGCGACGGGGGCTGCGCGTCCGGCACCGGCGGCTCGGTGCCGAGGGCGGGCGCGGTGATGTCGGGGGGGCTCTCCGGCGGCGGGTTCCCCGGCTGCTCCGGCGACGGCGGCGTCTCGCCGCCGCCGGTGGTGGTGTCGACGTCCGGGATGATGTCCTCAGTCGCCCGGACCTCCTGCGCGAGGTTGTCGAGTGCGCCCTCCAGCCCGGAGGTGTCGACGCCCTGGCCGGAGAGCCGGTCGAGTTCGGTCCTGATCTCGCTCTGCGAGTGGGTGAGCGACGCCTGGAGCCCCTGCACCTTCTCGGTGAGCTGGTCGATCTGTTCCTGAGTCGCCATGACGGCGGCCATCCCTTCGTTGAGCGCGGTGAGCTGGTTCTGTAGGGCTACCTGGCCGTTCCAAAGCTGCTGGATGTAGTCGGGCACAGGGCGCTCCGTCCTTCGGTCCCGCACGGCAATCCTTTCCAGGGCCGCCCGCAGCCGTCGGACGCACCGGCGAACAGCAGCGGTCACGTTCACGACGTCAAGAGGGCTCAGCGCTGCGCGGTGAACGCGGGAACCAGATAGGCCGTCGACCCCTCCGGGACCGAGAACTGCACGGTGACCTGGTCGGTGCCGGCCGGGACCTCGAACCACGCCCGGTCGACGGTGTGAGTGCCGTCGGTCCGCACCGTCGAAGACGTCCGGATCGGCTCGCCGGTCCCGCCGCCGGGCCTCTGGGGGTAGGCGGTGAGGGCGGCGGTCGCGCCGTCCTCACGGCCGTCGATCGCCCACGAGAAGAACGCCCGCGCGATCACCGCCGAGCCGGGCGGATCGAGGAACACGCGGCGAGAGCCCTCACCGGTGAACGGGATCGGGTCCATGACCAGCTCCGTTCCGAGCACGTTGGAGGTCGCCGCGGCGGGGGCAGCGCCGGAGGGGAGCAGGGCCCGGCCGAGTCGCCCGCAGGCGACCCACCGGCTGCGCCGGTCGTCGAGGCCGTGGGTGCCGCCGTTGATCGCGCGGGTGGCGCCGACGATGTCTCCGGCGTCGGAGAGCGCGTTGAGTCGGGGCCGGGCAACAACCCAGTACCAGGAGGCGGCGAGGAACCCCCACCGGGGCTCGGCGACCGCGACCGGGTTGCGGGTGAAGTAGTCGGCGGAGGACACGTAGCCCTGGCCGCGGCACCAGGCCCCGAACACGCCGTAGTTGTGCCGGCCGGTGAGCTGGATCGGGCCGCGGCCCTTGAAGCGGCGGCCGTCGCCGCGCTGCGTGTTGCCGAGGTCTTGGCGGCCCTCGTACGCCTGCCCGGAGGCGATCTCCTCCATGTACTTCAAGCCGACGGACTCGTGCCCGAGCTGGGCGCACCACATCGCGGCCCGCGCCTCGTTCGTGCAGTCGGCGGCGATCATGCCGTCGTTGAAGGCGTCGACGAGCCCGGCGTAGCGGTCCAGCGACAGGGCCCGGCCCATCGCCTCCCGCAGGGTGGCCGCATCCATCGCCAGACCTCCCGTTGTGTCGGAGGTCCGGAGGTCAGATCAGGGGGGTCAGGCGGGGAGAGGTACCGGTGTCGGCTCGGGCGCGACCTGCGAGAGCAGCGTGACCCGCTCGGGTTCCTCGCACACGGCCACTTCGCCGGGGAACGCCCCGCGCACGGCCTCGACCGTCGGGGGAATCTCCACCCGGTCGCCACAGATCGCGATGGCTCGCTTCACGGCCTGGCCGGGCGGCAGCGCGGTCGTGGTGGCGCCCACGGTCAGGAGCACGAACCCGTTCTTCGCCGGGGCTGCGTCCGCCAGGCCGGCCGTGCCGAGCCCGAGCCCGGCGGTGACGACCAGCGCCGCCAGGACACCCGCAAGTCGCTTCATCAGCTCTCCCTAGCTCCAGCCCTCGGGCAGGAGGTTCGTGGCCCCGAGGGCGCGGGCCCGCTTGATGATGTGGGCCTTGGCCTTGGCCTTGTCGCCGGCCCGGCCGAACGCGTGGATCGCCTTGCGGAGGAACGCGACGGACGGGATCGGGAACGACCCGTCCGGGAGCGCGACCCCCGACTTCGCCCACGCGCGGCGCTGCTCGGTGGTGTCCCAGCTCGCCGACAGCTCGCGCACCATGTAGCCGAGGCCCTCGCGCCCGTCGTGCGTGCGGTAGGTCCCGAGCACGATCTCTTCTCTGCGGGTGTCCGCGCTGTGCTCCTTGACCAGGTGGCCGCCCCGTTTGAGGGCATCCCGCTGGGCGGTCGTCACCGTCGTCACTGCGCGCCGCCCCCGACGGTCCCGGTAGGTGACGACGTGACGGGTGGGCTTCTTCTTCTTGGAGCCGGGTCGGGCGCCGCGCGCCCGGGACACGTCGTGTTCCTTGACGAGGTGTCCGGCGGAGCGCAGCTTGTCGCGCTGGGCAGTCGTCACCGTCGTCATCGCATGCTTGCCGTCGCGACCGCGATAGGTGACGGCGTGCCGGGTCGACTCCGCTTCGGCGGCAGCCGGGGTAATCGGAATCCAGCCGTGCCGGTACCGGTGCGGGGTCCCGGTCACGTGGTGGCCCCCCGCCAACTCCACTCCATCGAGCGGGTCCGCGGTCGCGTTGACCTTCCGCTTGCCCCCGCCCTTGCCGCGCTTGCCCTTCATCGCTTCCCAGTGCGCCGCCGCCGCGGAGTGCGCGGCGACGGTGGAGGGGCGCTCGTTCTGTCGACCCGGCAGCTTCGAGTCCCCGGTCGCCGCGCTGTACTTGACGGCGTTGATCGCGACGGCGATGCAGCGCGACAGCGACCACTCCGGGTGCTTGCGCTTCACCGCGCGGGCGATCGCCCGGACCCGGCCCGGCAGCCCGCCGCGGCGGGCGACCCAATTCGAGGTCGTCGAGCTAGAGAACGGGGAGGTGTCCCCCGACACGAAGTCGACGGCCCCGGCGGTCGCCACGATCGAGCGCGGCGCGGCGGGGAGCCGGATCGTCGTCGTCGGCAGCGCCCCGTCCGGGGTGCCGGACGGGAGGAACGCGGCCCCCTCGTGCGGCGGACCCGGCCGGCAGCGGCACCCGTGGTGCGGGCCGATCCCCGGCAGCCCGATCAGCGGCGGATGCACGGTGTCGAAGTTCTTGCCGTCCGCCTCCGCGCACTCCGGGGTCACCCGGTCGTCGTCTTGGGCGTACCAGCCCAGGGTCCGCCCGTAGGCGTCGCGCGCCGCGTCCAGGCGCATCGCCCCCAGCTCGCGGGCGATCTGCGCGCCTTGGTGCTGGGCGAGGTGCCGGCGCTCGGCGGCGATCTGGGCGTCGGGGTCGTCGGCGCCCTGGATGCGCTCCAGGGCCCGGATCAGATACGCGGCCCGGAACACCGGCCCCGCGTTGTGGGCGATCTTGGAGCCGGGCGTGATCCCGACCGCGGTGTCCATCGGGTGCTGCCGCTGGACGTCGAGGAGATGCTGCACGAGGGCGGGCGACGCCTTCAGCCGTTCCTTCAGCGCCACCGCCAGCGACGCGCGGCCCACCTCGACGGTCGCCCCGGACAGGGAACGCTCCGCGGAGATCGCATCGGCCATCGCGCGCAGCGCTCTGACGGGGACGTGCTTGGGTCGAGAGGGCACCGGCGGCACCCCCTCGGGTCACGGTGAGTCGGAGTTCGGAACGACACACACCGGGGTCGTCCCGCGTGGGCTCGTGGCCGGCGCGGAGCGGTCCCGCGTCGTGGGCTCGGCGGCGGGCGCGGCGTTCTGCCGCTGCGGTGCGACCGGCGACTGCTGCGACTCGACCGGCGGCGGCGCGGCCTCCGCGGGCGGCGACGGGGCGACCTCCGCGGGCGGTGTCGGGCTCAGGTTCGAGATCGCGTCCCGGAGCGCGTCCGGGTGCGCGACCGCCGTGACGATGGCGCCGAGCGCGAGCGCCGTGAACACCAACGCCAGCGCGGCGCCCCACGGTCGCCGATGCATCGCGTGCCGACCCCTAGCCATCGCGGACCTGCGCGCTCACCAGCCGGTAGGCGGTGTCGACGGCCCCGGCGAGATCGGCGGTCGCCGCGACCGCGCGCGGCGTCGCCACGGTCGGGTCGGCCGGCCGGACCGTCGGCCGGACCGCGGGGCCCGCCTGCGGCCCGAACTGGTCCTTCGACGCCGGCTTCGCGCCCGGCGCCCCCTGCACCGCGGGGTCCTGGTTCATCTGCTTCGCGAGCGCCTCGGCCTGCTTCTTGCGGTCCTCCGCGTCCTGGGCGATGGCCTCCCGGACCTGCGCCGAGTCGAGCCCGCACAGCTCGGCGACGACCATCGTGAGCTGGTCCACGAAGTCCCGCGGCACGTTCAGGTTCGGGGCGACGACGACCGCCTTCAACAGGTCCAGCGAACGGGTGCTGGCCTCCTTCGACAGCGGCCCGATCTGGAGCCGCGGCACCGGCGCCTTGACCCCGTAGTTGTAGACGACCAGCGGCCCGAACAGGTCGCGGCGGACCGCGTCGGCGATCTCGTCGGCGACGGCCTGCCGGGAGATCAGGAAGAACTCCGACTGGTCCGCGGACAGCGCGTACGAGCCGGTGCTGGAGGAGGAGATGCTGGTCGTCTGGCTCGCTAGCTCAGTGAAGCCGGCGAGCGCCGAGTTGACCATCGACGATTCCAGGTAGGTGATCGCCGCGTGGAACTGCTCGGCGCCCTTCCCGGAGGACTCCAGGATGTCGAACGCCTTGACGTTGTCGCCCGAGCGGGCGATCCCGAGGACCCCGGACGAGCGGAGCCCGGCGACCTTGGCGGCGCGCTGCTCGGCCTGGAGGTCGTCGTCGCCGTAGACGATCGTCTTCGGGAGCGACTGCTGCTCTAGGTACTGGAACCACAGGAACATGACCTTCTGGGCGGTCTGCCAGCACCACAGGGCGACATCCATGTCGCTGATCCCGTTGATCTGGTCCCGGTACTGCCCGTGGGTGTAGATGAACGCCCGGTTCGGGTTGACGATCACGTAGCCGGGGAGCTGTGACTTGGTCATGCCGGGGCCCTTGGCCTGCGGCCAGAAGCCGGCCACCGGGACGATCCGCTGGCGGAAGCCGCGCGGCCGACCGGTCGCCGGGTCGAACCCCGCCTCGCAGCCGGTCGCTGGCCGCAGCGCCACGTCGTCGTAGATGACCTGGCCCTGGTCGTTGAGCGTCCAGGACGTCTCGAAGAACGCGCGGCGGAACGTCAGCGCCGACGTCATCTGGTCGATGATCAGGTTGAGTTTGTCGCCAAGGTTGTCGTGGACGAGCTGGGCCTGTCCGTCGTCGCCCTCCGCCGGGGTGATCTTCCAGGGGGCGCCGCGCAGCGGCAGCGTGAGCACCTGCTCCAGGGAGCGCGCCTTGCCGGAGCGGGCGAGCATCGAGCGGAAGTCGGCGGCGTCCTGCTCGCCGTAGTGGAAGACGCGGCCCTGGTCGAAGCTGGCGAAGATGCGCTCGGCGGGGTCGAACGGGGTGCCTTGCTCGTCGGCGAGCAGTTGGCGGCGCTCGGCCGTCGAGAGGGTGTCGCCCTTCATCGCCTCGATCGCCGGGGAGTAGGCGAACGACCCGCCGGAGATCGAGACGCCGGATTGGACGTAGTTGCCGTCGGGGTCGCGGCCGGTGCCGTTGGTGCTGTTCGGCGTCGGCTTCGGTGGAGGAGTGGGCACGACGCTCCTGTCTCTAACGGTGGTAGAGCCAGAGGGCGAAGCCGGCCAGGACGGCGACGGCGATCACGAACACGATCACGACCATCGCCAGCCAGGACCCGAGGTTGGGGGGCTTGGTACGGACCGGGCGGGGGGGCGGCTTGATGAGGGCGGCGTGGCGGGCGGCGTCCTCGGTCAGCAGCTCGCGGAGCGCGGCGATGTCGGCGGCGGTGAAGGTGCGGGTCGCCTCGGGGTCGTCGGCGCGGGGGAACGGCGCGGCCGGCTCGTCGGGGTCGGGGCGGCGCCAGGCGGCGCTCGGGCGGTCAACCATGCGGGGGGGAGCCTTCCGAGAGGGGGGCGAGAGGGCTAAATGCCCGGCCGCTAGCGTTTCGTTGCGTCAGCGACTAGACTCTGGGTGTGACCATCCCGACCGCCACCGTCCAGTACCAGCCCTCCGGCCACGACTTCCGCGTGATCATCCACGTGGGGGCCGGGACCACCCGCCGCCAGGTCTTCGCGACCGTCGTGAACAGCGACACCGCCGTTCTCGACGAACTCGCCCTCTGGCACGTCCCCGCCGACCACGCCACCGTCATCCCGGCCGCCGGCTAACCCGAACCCCGAGAGGAAACCGCCGCCATGAGCCACACCGTCGACCCAGTCGCTTACGCGATCTTCAGCGAGAAGGACGGGCTGCGCGACCAGATCGGCCTCGTCACCGTCAACGACCCCCGCTACGACCCGGGCGTGATGGACGCTGCCGCCGCGCAGGCCGAAGCCGAGCAGCTCGCCCTCAACACCTACGAGTCGCTCGCCGACGACCCGACCAAGGTCACCCCGGATGACGTCGTTGTCTACGCCGTAGTCCCCGAGCAGAGCTGAGACCCGGCGGGTGGGGCGGCGAACCCCGCCGCCCCGCCCGCCACCACACCTCGAACCCCGAGAGGAACCCCGCCATGCCGTTGATCGGCCACGATGCCTACCGCCTGCCCGAGCCTGAGCCTGAGCCCGCCCGCCCCGTCCCCCCGACGAGCGAGGGGCCGTCGTTCACGGTCGACCAAGCGTGGTTCCGCGAGGTGCTCGACGCCGGAGGCATCACGTCATGCGTGTCCGTCTCGCCCGACCAGATCGTCACCGAGTTCGCCGGACTGGTGAAGCGGCGGATCGAGACGCAGCGCGAGGCCGACGGGATCGGCCGCAACCTCGATCGCGAGCACGCGAAGACGACGGCGTACCGCACGGTGCTGCGCACGCTCGCCGGGCGGCTGGGCGTCACCGTCGGCCCGCTCGACACCTCACATCAGATCGAGGTGCTCGGCGAGGACGTGCTCGCCGCTCTCCGTCCCCCCACCCCCGCGGCGTCGGCCGAGTCCGGCGACCTGGCCGCGCTGGCGGACGAGATCGACCGCACGCACAGGCTCGGCGGCGCGAACCTCACGACCGTCACGCGGCCGTGGGTGCGGGCACTGCGCAAGCACCGCTGCTCGCCGCCCGCGCAGCCGCACCCGGGTCTCGGCACGCTGCACGGTTTCTCCACCGAGCGGGACGCCTGATCCGGGACTATTCGCTAGGTCCCGGGCGTTATACTAGGTAGAGGGCGACGCGAGTCGCCCGGAGAGAAGTCCGCCATGAGTACCCCGGCCCGCCGCTCCGGCCCCCCGTTCATGCAGCTCGCGCCGCTACGGACCCCGCGGCCCCCGTTCCACGTCCACTTCGTCGGCGCCATGATCTACGGCTCCGTCGTCGCGTTCGTGATCGTGCCGCTCTACCTCGGGGTGTGGGCGGTGCAACTCGTGATCAACCTGTACATCGCCGCCGCCTGGGTGATCTTCGCCCTGGTCCGGGAGCCCACCCGCCTGAGCTTCCTGCTCGGCTTCGGCAGCGAGCACCCCGCCGTCGCCGCCCACCGCGACCCGCCCGCCGCCGGGGCGTGGCGGGGCTACGACCGGCCGCTGCTCGACGACGACCCGCCCACCATGCCGATCCCGGTCCAGCCCGGGAAGTGGGAGTACCGCCTGCGTCGCGCCACCGGCCAGCTCTGATCCACCCACCCGAACCCGAAGGAATCGCCGCTATGAGTAGACGCGAGCACGAGGACACCCCGTCATGACCGACTGGGAGGACACGAGCAACTGGATCGGGCCGGGCTGGGCCCGGTTCACTAGCGACGGCGCGCTGCGCCTGACGGTGTGGGAGGGGGGCTACCCCTCCGGCTGGGCGTACGTCGTGCACAACGAGAACGAGGACATCGCCATCGGAACCGGCTTCCGCACCGCCGAGGACGCCCGCGTCGCCGCCGACGCGAAGGTCGGAGAGAGCCCCCCTCAGCGCAGTATCGCCTCGGTCCGCCGCCAGTCCGAGCGCGAGCCCGGCTGAGCTGGGGGGTCGAGCTGGAGCCGGCCGTCGTCTCCGTACGGGAGGCGGCGGCCGTCCCAGTTCGCGATCCGCAGGTACGACCGCTCGTCGGTCATCAGCGCGAGCATCTGACCGAGGTGGACGTCGGGCTCCGGGAGCCCGCCGTGCATCGACGGATGTACGCACACCCGGTCGACGAGACCGCCGCGGGCCGAGCGCATGATCGCAATGTTGGAGACGTGCCCGGCGCAGATCACGAAGTGGGTGCCGGCGGAGCCGACGAGCGGGATGCCGTCGCCGCGCCGGTAGCTCGCGAGCTGGTCGGCGTCCAGCCACGACTCCAGTAGCCCCCGCGCCACCCGCTCCGTGGTCTCGAACCGCTCCCGCTCGGCGCGGTGCCGTTCCTCGCGCTCCGCCTGCTGGCGCACCTGCTCCGCCTCCAGCCGCTCCCGATCCTCGTCGGTGAGCGTGGCCCGGCGGCGGTCGGTGAGGCCGTCGACGTACTGGAGCGAGTCGCCGGACTGGACGACCCGGGCGGGGACGCCGTTGGTGAAGGTGACCGTCTGTGGGGCGATCGTCCCCACGTTGATCCAGCGGCCGTACCCGTCGATCGACGTGAACGTGATCGAGTTCGTGGCGGTGACGTAGGTCTGGCCGGCCCAGGTGTAGAGCGTTGTCGCGTCGCGGCGCATCTCCCACGCCCGGACCGCCTGCTCGGCGACGCTCCGGGGAGGCGGCACCGGTCAGCCGCCCACCGGTCCCGGCTGCATCGTGACCTCGCGGGCCGTCGCGTCCCACTCGGGCATCGTCTCGCCCTCGCGCGGCCCGGTCCGCCGCGTCGCCAGGTAGCCCTTCTCGCGGAGGCCCTGGTAGTGGGCGCGGGCCAGCTCGGTCTCCGTCTCGTTCGACGGGTCCCAGGCGAGCCGGGTGTGCCCGGAGCGGTCCAGCTCCAGCAGCACGCCGTAGCCGTCGGGGACCTCCGCCCCGAGCGGGATCACGATCAGGCCGTGGCGGCGGTCAGCGGTCGTCGGGTCCAGGACAGAGGTCATCTCGGGGGCCTTCCGGTTCGGGGTCACCCCGACCGGTGAGCCTGTCCGTCCGGGGCCGCCCCAGATCGTAAGGGCGCCCCCCAGACGGGGCCTAGTACCAGTGCGCGCGTCCGCCGACCGGGTGGTGCGCGAACGTCCCGACGATCAGCAGCACCACGCCGATCACGAGCAGGATGCCGCCGAGCGCGTACAGCAGCCAGATTCCGAGCAGCCAGCCCAGGATCAGCAGCACAACACCCAGGATGATCACAGTGTCCCCCAGTCGATCGTTCCGTCGCGGGCGAACATGCCGTCCGGCATGTCGAAGCCGGCCGCCGACACGTAGGGCGTGACCGTGGGCTGCCGGATGATCTCGACGGGGTCTTCGTGCTCCGGCGGCGACTCCAGCCAGAACGCCTGGATCACGGCGTCGGCGTGGTCGGTGGAGCGGCCGAGCCGCTTGCGGATGTCGGCCTTCCGCTCCACCTGGATGATGTTGCCGGGGTCCTCCGGCCACTTCACCGACGCCAGCTCCGCGATCAGCTTCGGATGGTCCGGGAGGCAGATCGAGGACCCGAGCGCCGGGTTCAGCAGCTCCCGCATATGCCACCAGGCCGCGGACCGGACTTGGGTGAAGCGTTGGGTGCCGGTGGCGTCGCGGCGCTTCGTGCCGGCGCCGGCCGAGAACGCGACGACCGGCCGGCCGCGGTGCCGCAGGACGTCGACGACCCCGGCCCCGAGCCCGTCGGCGTCGACGATCGACACCGAGCCGGGCACATCGAGTAGCCGGGTCTCGACGAGATCGGCGACCTCGACGTTGTCGAGCCCCGAGAACACCTCCAGGCCGTACACGACCTCCCCGATCCGTTTGGCGACGACGGTCTTGTCGTCGCCGAACCGGGCCACGTCCACCCCGAACACGCACCGCCCGATCGGGTCCCGGTCGTGGGGGGTCTCGAAGTAGGCCCGCCAGCGGGCGACCGCCTTCGTCAGCCACGCGAGCGGGATCAGCCCGTCCTCGGCGTCGCCCCACTCGCCGAGAATCTTCGCCAGGTAGTAGGGGTTGTGCTCGCCCCACGTCCGCCGGGCCAGCTCCACCGACTCCAGCGACGGCAGCGCCTCGGCTACCGCGTCGGGCACGTCCTCGTCGGTGAAGTTGGGGGTGTCGAACGCCGACACCTTGATCACGTGCCAGCCGGAGTCCGGGTCGATGCACATCTCGTGGAACAGCGACGACGAGTCGTCGGGGTTGCCGATGGCGAGGATCGTGACGTCCTTGCCGGTGGCGATGGCGCGGATGTTGGCCCACATGTTCTCGGCGATGCCGCCGGCCTCGTCGACGATGATCAGCATGTGGGTGGCGTGCGAGCCCTGGAATGCGGACCGGGCGTAGTCGGGGGGCTTGCGGCCGAAGCCGAGGACGTACTTGTCGTCGGGGGCCATCCACCGGTTGTTGAGCAGGACCCGGCCGGGGAGTTGGCCGACGTCGTGGTGCTTCCTGATCTCGCCCCAGAGGATCAGCGACACCTGGTCGGCGGACGGCGCCGTCGTGACGATCTTGGTTTCGTTGGGGATGTGCACCGACCCGAACCACAACGCCAGGACGGCGGCCAGGAAGGACTTGCCGATGCCGGCGGCGGACTGGACGGCGACCTGCCGGTTGTCGACGACGGCGCGGGCAATCTCGGCCTGCTTCGACCACAGGTGGACCCCGAGGATGTCTCGGGCCCACGCCACCGGGTCGGCGGCGTAGATGGCGTGCCGGTCGGCGTCGGCGGCGGTCTCCGACGCTAGCCAACGGTCCCGTAGCTCGCGGAGCTGGAGCAGCTTCGCGGCCGGGGCGTCAACGACCCGCTGAGTCGACGTCGTCTGTCGCGGCGGCACGCTGCTCGGCCTCTCGGGCGGCGAGCTTCCCGGTGAGCTTGGCGATCTCCTCGTCCAGCACCGACTCGCTGATGACCTCGATCTGCTGGCGGAGCGGCGCGTCGAGCCCCTGGAGCCGGGACCGCCGCTCCATGATCCGTAGGACGCGGTCGACGGACCAGCCGTCGCCGTTGATCGCCTTGCGCCACATCGCGAACAGCAGCGCGTCGAGCCGTTCCGTCTCCATCGCCCGGACCACATGGGCGTCTTCGGCGGAGTGGGACTCCAACTCGTGCTCGATGGCGCGCTGGGCGGAGCGCCGGCCGTGGTAGCCGACCCGCCCGGCGATGTCCTCGTACGAGACCCCGGCGCGGCGCAGCCGGAGCGCGGCCTGCGCCTTCTCGCGGGCGGCGATCCGCTTCGGGGAGTTGCGTCCCGGTCCGGGCTTGTCGGGTCCGTCCAGTCTCATCGCGCTGGCTCCCCTCATGGGTCGAGTCCGGTGTGCGGGTCGAGCCAGGCAGTCCCGTCGACCTTCATCCACTCCAGGACTTCGTGGGTTTCGATGACGATCAGCCGCCAGCCCAGCCATTCGTAGAACGCCGCCGTCGACCGCATCGGCGGAATCGGGGAGTGGATGCGGAGCGGGACCGTCGACGTCGGTTCGTAGCTGTTCGGCAGGTCGACGATCACCGACAGGTAGGGGCCCTGGAGTGGTAGCTCCCGGATCGACAGGAACCAGCCGGGCTTGTAGGACACCGGCGCGAGCGCCCGGCGGAGCCCCGACGCGGACAGCGGCACCTACTAGTGGTCGCGGTTGCGCCGGAAGGTGTCGAGCACCGTCTCGCGCAGCGACTTCGACGGCGGTTTGTCCTTGTCCTTCGGCTTCCGCTCCTTGCCGTGCGGGTGCTCGGGGTGGGGCG